CAAAAGTTAATGCTGTAATAGTTGAACCACCATCGTTACCTTTAAAGATTAAATCTTTATCTGATACAACTGATGAGATAACAAAGTCATTACTTGAATCCTCTAATTGACCAAATTGAGTCCCATTATCCGATAGTTTTATACTTGTAGGAGCATCCAAAGTAATTGTGCCTGAAACGTCTACTTGATAATTGTCTGAACTATGGTCATAATGCACAAAAGCTGCTGTAGCACTACCTGAATCTCCATAATAAATACTCTGAAAACCACCTCCTAAAAATTGAATTTTAGCTAAATTACCACCATCAATTGTTAATGCTTGTGTGGGACTTGTGGTATTAATACCAACTCTATTATTTGAACTATCAACATGTAGAGTATTTGTATCTACTGTTAGGTCACCTGAAATTGTTCCTGTGGTTGCAGTAATTCCTGCGTTGAAAGTAGCAGCACCTGCTTCTGACATGTCAAGAGTTAACGCTGTGATAACAGATCCACCATCATCACCTTTAAATATTAAATCTTTATCCTGTATTCTTGCTTGAAGTACAAAATTAGAACTTACATTAAAGACAGATCCAAAGTCTAGTCCAGTATCTTTAAATAATATAGCGTTTGCACCAGCGTCTAAATTAATTTCAGATGCAGCATCAAGAGTAATATCTTCACTAGACGCTACTGTTATAGCTGTACCATCACCAGATATGGTTTCTCCTGAATCTCCGAACTCAATTGTTTTGTTTGCATCTATAGGAATATTACCACTTGCATCTTTAATAACTGCTTTTGAAGCAGGAAGAGTACAAAATACATTCTTAGTACCTGCTGAAAAATTGACTAATGAATCTGAATTAGAAGAAGAGATAACTGTTGTTCTAGCTAATGTTCCAGCGGCAACTGTTCCAAGACCAACCTCAAATTCAGTTGTGTTAGGGATTTCTATTGCGTAATAAGTTGTATTACCATTTCCAATAGCAGAAGAAAACGTCTCAAACCCTGTAACAGCTCCGTCTAAAGTAAACGTACCTGTTCCAGCAGTTGTAGATGTTTCCTTAACTCTGTCGTTAACTACCAATGCCATTAATTAATCCTCTAAATATTATGCGTCGCCGAGTCTAATGATAGCATCAGAAGAAGTGGCAGCAGGGAATGCAATTTCAAAATCTCCATTTGTAGAAGTTTTTGTTCCGCCAAAATCTAATACTAAAACAGCTTCGTTACTACTACTCTTATAAATCAAAGCTCCAACTGCAGTAATTGATGCAGAAGACCAAGTTGTATTAGCAAAGTCTACAAATGCAATATTACTAGCAACAGCTACACCATTATTAGTTAAAGTATTTCCACCTGTTGTATAACCACTTCCATTAGCAACTTCATTTGCTGCTCCTGAATAACTAGTTGTAGATGTACTAAACCCACCTAATGATGTAAACAGAGCAATTTTAAAAGTACTTCCACCTGATGAATCAAAGTTAAAAGTTCCTTTTAAAGTATCTGTTTTAAAAGAGTCAGGTACTATATTAGCCATATTTTATCTCCTTAGTATTTTGATGGTGATTCAGATTTCATTGGAGTACGTATGGCCCCATCTTGCCATTCATCTCGGCGTCTTCTACCTTGTTGTTCAATAGAGTACGATTGTAAAGCTCTTTGATAAGATCCTTCGTAGTATTGTAACATATCTACAGGTCCTTTCAAGTATCCATATGCTTCTACCAGAGATGCATATAAAAGTAAATCTTGATATTTATTACTTGTATAAGTACCAGCTGTGCTTCCTGGTGAAGCTGTTATTGAATCTGGTTGTTTTGTATATGCCATAGTAATCTCAAAAGTGGCATTTGGTGTAGGTGCTACTACCCAGTTTTCAGCATCCCAGTTTCCATAGTATTTAGGAAGACCAGATGAAGTTGCTGGAGTATTGTAGTATTCAGACATAAAAGAAGTATCTCTTTTTTCTAAAAATACTTGATCACCATTAGAATCTTTTAACTGTATATATCTAATAAATCTTAAATCAGAAGGTATAGTTACATATCTACTACCTATTACTAGATTAGATGTTGCATAAAATCTATTATCATCTGAATCTGAATCTCTATATATTCTATTTTCAGAGTTCTTTATAATTGTATTTAATACACCTGTAGAAAATACTGTGTTATCTACTTCAGTATAACTTCTAATATCATCTTGTAAATTTGTTAAAGTGTAAGCCATTATGGTGTTAGAGTAACTGGTCCTGCAGTTACAAACATTCCTCCTGAATTTTCTGTTACAGTTGCATTACTTCCGCAATTAAAGCTGTAACTATTTGTATCAATTACTGTTATACTAAATCCTGAAGCATTTTCAAATAAAGAATACACCAGGCCTCCGGGGCTTCCATTTACATTTCTAAAAACAACAGTATCATTTGTCGATCTTCTATGTGAAGGTTCAGTTACTATTACAGTGCTTGATCCTGAAGTTAAACTTAATGGATTTCCAGGTAATAAATTTTCTGTTGCAGGTTCAGTTCTCGCAGGTCTAGCATTCATTAAACCTTGGGGATCTCCTGTAAATCTTGTTGGTTGAATCTGAGGTTGTTTAGCTTCAAACTCTGAATTATGTACAAAACTACCATCCCATTCTTTTACCATTTCTTGGTATGGAAATGCCATACCTGATCTATCAGATATTGCTTGTGCATATTTTCCTCTTGATAATTTTGCCATTACAATCCTTCGTAATAAGTTTTAGGAGTTATAAATGAACTTGATGAAGAACCATCTTCTTGTAAAGCTCTTTGTAATTCATCTTCATATAACATTTTTAAAACTTGGATTCTATCTGGAGAAAATTTAACAGCTAAATAATAAGCAAGTCCTGCTACCATACAAGGTACAAATCTATAAGGCACATCTGCATCATTAGTATAGTCTCCGGCATCTTGTATTCTTTTTACATAATAATAATTAAAAAAGTTTCCAGCTTCTGAAGCTCCAGGAGTTAAATATAAAGTAACTGTAATTTTATCAATAAATCTTTGAACAAGATATTGCGAAGGACTTCCAGTAGAAGATTTATTAGACAAGGCTTGATAAGTAGATCTATTTATTTTTGTAAGGGGTGTATCAATACTTTGTGCATTTCTATAACTAGCTTCTAAAATATCATCAACACCATATACAGCTGTTGCAGAAGAAGTTCCATCAGACGGAGCCCTAAACATTGTATAAACTGATTGATTATTAACTAATGTAATTGAATTGTTTGCAATCTCCCAATAATGCAAACCTCTATTAGCCCATTCTTGAAATAAAATATTTAATGATCTTCTTGCACCTTTTAATTGATATCCTGATACACCTTGAATACCAATTCTTTCATAAGCTTCTTCTACTATATCTGATATAGAAAAACCTTTTTCAAAAGTTGTAGTTCCAGAGGTAGTGTTAGCCATTTAGCCTCCTAGCCAGTATATCCGATAGTAACAGATCCTGTTCCAGTTACATCTGCAAAAATAGTATTTTGAAATCTAATACCATTTCCAGGCATATACATATCTAAACCTTCGCTTCCAAAAGTAGATTCAAATACAATTGTTCCAGATGCAGTTGCTGCATCATAAAGTTTTATATTTGTAACTCCTGTAGCTTGAATGTATGTAACTCTAGCCGGACCAATATTAGTAGATCCTCCTGAAGCAGTTTTTACCTGTCCGTCAGCTGTAAGTGTTGTAAATTTTTGGTCTGATGACATATTGTTTTCTCCTTAATTAATTTTATGTGGGCCCGGAGGCCCACACTAATTATCTATTATAAATCTGCTGCGTCTTGAACAGAATTATTTTGTACGTACATAACAGTAACTGTAGCTGCACCAGTTGTACCATCTCCATTAGCACCTGTAAAATCAGCAAGAACTTGTATGTCAGTTGTACCAACATTAGTTGCTTCTGTATCTAAAGTACCGTGAGTAGTTGCTAAAGCTTTAGCATTAACTGTAGTTAAAAATGCATCTGCATCCGCTATTGTTCCTACTGAAACAGTTGCTGCACCACCATCATTATTCACTGTAGTTACGTTAAGAATAACGTCTACTATTTGTGAATTTGCTGGAACTACTGCGCAAACTTGATTTAAATGTGAAGCACCAATAATATCAACTTTTACTGATTGAGACATTACAACTTGTCCAACATTAGCAATGTCAGAACCAACAGTTGTACCTGTAGTATTTCTTATGTTTCCAGCCGTAATAGGTCCGGAAAAGTTAGTTGTAGCCATGAT